AAGAGTACATCAAAAAATATCCATGGTGTTCCACCAATCAAGATACTTGGGGATTGAATACTAATTTCAATATTCAAAAATACAATCCAAGCGAAGGTTTCTTTGGGTGGCATACAGAAAGATCAACTATATCTAACATGGTTTCAACTAGACATCTAGTGTTTATGACCTACTTAAACACAGTGAATGATGGAGGAGAAACTGAATGGTTTCATCAACAGATAAAAATACAACCACGTAAAGGACTAACAGTTATATGGCCTGTTGATTGGACTCATGTTCACCGTGGAGTGCCTTCTAAGACCGAAACTAAATATATTACAACAGGGTGGTATACTTATAAAATCCCTAACTTTGACTACACTCAATATAATGGAGCTTGATGAATCTTAATTATAACTATTGGTATTTTCAAAATGCCTTTACTCCAGAACAATGCGACCGCATCATTAAGATGGGTATGCAAAATAATTTTGAATTTGGAGAAGTAAACAGAAATCAAACTGAAGGTATCAAAAATTACTCAGAAGAAGATAAAGAAAAATTATTTAAGACTAGAAATTCTCACATCTCCTGGATAAACGAACCTTGGATTTATAACATCCTTAAAAAACATATTGATGCTGCCAACTCATATGCAGGATGGAATTTTGATTGGGACTGGACAGAGATGTTACAATTTACAAAATATGATATCGGTCAATTTTATGATTGGCATCCAGATCAACATCATTATGTTTATCCAGAGGATGATACTAATGAAAACATGAGAGGAAAGTACAGAAAACTTTCTACTACTTTGTTACTAAACGATCCTAGTGAATTTAAGGGTGGAGAACTAGAGTTTCACTACAATAGAAAGGAGACAAAAGTTGCAGAAGAATTATCAACCAAAGGAACTCTCGTAGTATTTCCTGCATTTGTCTATCATAGGGTTCGTGAAGTCACAGAGGGAACTAGATATTCTCTTGTTAGTTGGAGTATTGGAGCACCATTCCGATGATTTATGTTTCTCATATTAATATAAGTGACGAGTTTACACAAAATATAATTCAGTTTTTTAAAAAAAATATCCTAAAAACATATACTTGGGATGAGACTAGAGTTCTTAGTATGGATAGGGGAGGAATTGGAGACTACGATCTCCCAAATATTTACTATGAACTTCTTGATATTGCCAAAGAAATAAAGAGTAAAGTAACTGATGATAAATTTTCTGTTTTACAGAATGTGGAAATCGTAAAGTATCCATGTGGTGCTAGTAAAACTTTTCACAAAGACAGGACCAGAACAACAACTACTGGAGCTTCGATTACATACTTAAATGATAATTATATTGGTGGTCATACAGTAATTGAAGGAATTGATATTCAACCATTATCTGGTAGAACTGTTTATTTTGATGGAATGGAATTCCGCCATGGTGTTTCAAATGTGATAAAACGAGATAGATATACTCTATCAATGTGGTATGGACTTGACACTTCTATGCCATTAAACAAAGATTTTTTGGAGATTTAAAATGGAAATTATTGATAACTATTTGGCACATAATTTATTTGACATCGTTCGGGATAGTATTCTTACATCACAAAACACACCTTGGTTTTTAAACAAAGATGCATCTGGTCAGGGAGTAGAAAAATATCCATACTACACACACCTGCTACATGCTGATCATAAAATTACCAGCAATCATTTTAATCAATGTATTGTTCCCATTTTATTCATGGTTGGAGCAAATGCAGTCATTCGCGTAAAAGCAAATATGTATCCACGCACAGATACATTGTATCACTATCACGATCATACCGATTATGATTATCCACACAAATCAGCAATTTTATATTTGAATACCAATGATGGATACACTGTCATTGGAGATACAAAAGTTGAATCAATTGCAAATAGATTATTGAAGTTTGATGCGACTAAAATGCACCATAGTACAACATGCACTAATGATCAATTCAGATCTAACATTAACTTTAACTATTTCTAATGTCTCACCAACTAATAAATCTCAGAAATAGTTATAAATTTCCTGAGTATATTGACACAAAAAAAGTTCCAAGTAGATCTGAGTTAGAAATAGGGATTAGATCTGTAATGCTCGAAGAGTTTAGTTTGATTGGTGAAATTGGTAGTATAGACAAAGCATCAAATTCACAGGTTTCTTCCAATGGTCAATTTACTTCTGTTATTTGCCTAGAAACTGGTGACTTACATTTTTTTGCGATAGATGTAGAAACCAAAGAGCATGGATTTATTTTAATTTCAAAAGAAATGTATTTTTCTAATGCATTTGTATATAGATGGAAAAATATAGAAGAGGTTGATGATGTTAAATTTGAATTTAACTAAATTAGCAGATCTACCTGTAGTTCACATTGAGAACTTTTACTCACAAGATGAGTTAAAAAAGATAATGGATGAGCTTGAATTTCTGAATAGTATTGACAGATATAAAGATGCAAAAGAACCTGGAGGACCAGGCACAGCATATGAAGATGGCGTAGCACTCAAGGTAGGAAAAGGTCTCCATCTGAATGCTGTTTATGATGATGTTAAACAATCAGATATATTAAACATCAATAGAAAATTATTTGATAACCAACTAATGGATACTTTAATGTCTAAGCATCCGTTTTTTAGGTATGTATGGAGATCGAATAGAGATGAAACTAAAATTCATTATTTTGTAGATGGAGATCATTACAAACCACACACAGATGACTGTGTTATCACAGCTATCACATGGTTTTACAAAGAACCAAAATCTTTTACTGGTGGTGATTTAATTATCGAAAAAGCGATAAAAATTCCATGTCTAAATAATTCTACGGTAATCTTTCCTTCAATTTTATATCATGAAGTGACAAGTGTCGTGATGAAAGATCTTCCTGGACAGGGAAGATATTCTATGAGTCAATTTTTGTATATGTAATTATGGGACAAGTAATTCAATTTGAAAACGAAGAACCAAAAACTATTTTCGCTCCAACATATAAGTTTTATGTGTATGAGGGAGAGGTAGAGGTGAAAGATATTAGAGATACCATCATCTCAAAAGAGCAAGAAATTGTTAATGCCCACGAATATAAAAGTGACTGGAATACTGGTCTGGGTGAATCTAGTATGACATCTAGATCAGACAGTTATAACTTACTTGATTGGGATGAAGCAGATAATATCAAAGACATTATCAGAAACTCCCATGACAATCTTATCACTACGTTAAATCCTAATCTATGGGAAGATAAAATTTATGTGCAGTGTTGGGCGAACGTGTTGAGAAAAGGACAAGCAATCAAACAACACCAGCATTGGAATAGTAAGTACACGTATCTTGGTGGACATATTTGTCTAGATGATTACGACACTAATACTTACTATGTAAATCCATATACTAGAAAAACATTTGACACTAAAAATAAGAAAGGAAAAGTATATGTTTTCCCTAATTGGTTAGAGCATTACACTGATACTTATGAAGGTGATGATGTTCGTGTAACAATTGCATTTGATATCATTACACAAACTGTGTATGACGAAGATGTTTTTGACAACATGAAAGATCATTGGGTACAATTGTGAACACCAGTCAAATTGTTGAAGCTATCAACTGGGTGACTAGAGATACTCCAATTATGTTTGATGTTGCTGTTACTACACCTCCTGATGATTTGATACGTCAAAGAGCACAAGATAACTATAACAAAGGAAAACCAAATTCTCTAGACAAAGAATATTATCTTTCCGATAAATGTAAATCTGTAATTGTATGGAATGTTTTCAGTGATGTTGCATATGATTACTACTATAAAAACAATTTCTTACCACAGATTATTACATACTTAAATTTAAGATATGAATATAACTTTGGATATGATGGATACAATCTTAATCGTAAACAGTTTGCAATTAGATCTGGTGCTGCAACACTAGCAAAAACATCTTTAGCATTTCACAAAAAATTTGGGATGAATTATAAAATTGATCTTATCTTTACAGATGCAGAGTTTGAGGATGCTGTTGTTGTAGAAGGACAACCACGCTATAAGAACTGTGAAGGATGTGATGCTCCATGTGAAAAGAAATGTCCTATGAGTTGCACAATGAATTTTGATTTAGTTGACTGGGAGAAATGTTCAAATTTTGTAGATGTTCCTGAAGCATTTAAAAATTTGGATACCATCTGTAGAATATGTCAAGAGGAGTGTCCATACTCAGAAGATCTTAGGAAAGATGTTCTTGCATTAAATGCAGAATATGGAGGCAGGATAAATGGGTGAGTGGCGCACATGGAGATCCAATCCTGTAAACAACTATTTTGCTCCAAAATTTTCTGTTGACATGTGGTTTGATATTATTGATCTTAAATTAGTTGATGATCTTTTAGAGGTCGTTAAAAAGAATGAAGATTTATATCAACACCATAAATGGGAACACTACAACATTTTTCAGTGGGAGGATAGATGTATCTTGAATCTCAAAGACATCATCAAATCTTCTCATGAAGATTTCTGCAGTAAAATTAATTGTAGTAAAGAAAAAGTTTGGATAAGAGGTTGGGTATATCCGCAAAAATCAGGAATGATTTTAAAAAGACACTATCATGCAATTCATGAAAACGCATATATTAGTGGAAACATCTGTCTTACTGAAAATAATACCACTACTGATTACGACATTCCATATCTAGGATGGATTAAAACAGAAAATTCAAAAGGAAGAATGACATTATTTCCATCATGTCTCCCACATTCTGTGGATAATTTAAAAGAAGAAGAAAGATATTCTCTAGCTTTTGATTTAATTACAGAACAAGGAATGGACTATTTTTGGACTAATAATATGAATGAATATGATCCTTTACTATTAGCAATAGAATTATGAAACTAAACGAATTTTTTTGGCACAATGGATATTGTGTTATCCGCAATTTTATTTTTGAACCAGAGTATTTAAGTATTCTTCCAGAAAAAATGTATGAAGAAAAACATCTTGAATGGTTATACGATGGCACGGTTGAGGGAGAATATGACACAGAGTTGCAAGTAAAAGGATCATATTCTAGAACTTGTTTTCCTCCTTTAAAGAATTTTCATCTACAGATGAGAAATCAAATTCAAAAAATTATTTTACCACCACATCAATTA